AGTTGCTCGTCAGTTCTCAGAAGCAGAGGGCGTAGCCTTCTTGTCTGGCAACGGCACCAACAAGCCCGTCGGTATCTTGAACGGTCTGACTTTAAACGCAGACGGTGCGGCTAATGACGGCACGGGTGCATTTGAGGTTCTCAACACAGGAACTAACAACGCTTTGGCAGCTTCAGACTCAGCCACTATTGAGTTCTTACGCACTGTCGTTAAGGCAGTTAAGACTCCATATCTACCTAACTGCCGCTGGATGATGAACAGATCTACCCACCAGGCCCTCATCAACCTCAAGAACAGCGACGGCGAGTACTTCCTCCAGCGTGATCTCACGCAAGCTGGTGCAACGTCTTTGTTCGGCCACGGAATCGTTATCAACGAAGACATGGACGGAATCGATGAGGCAGCTCACAGCGCACCAATTATGTTTGGTGACTTCGCTCGTGCGTTCCAGATCGTCGACCGCGTTGACGTAAGCGTCCTACGTGACCCCTACACCAACCCAGGATCGGTAATGTTCTACAGCCGTAAGCGTGTTGGCTCTATGGTCCTTGACGCACAGGCAATGAAGGTTGTGGGCGTAACACACGCTTAATTAACAGTTGAAGGAGAAATGCTATGGCAGACCCCGTGACTTTTGCAGAAGCGAGACTTCACTTGCGTCTGCCTAGCACCATTGACAGTGATGAACAGGCAGAGATCGAACGTATGATTTCTGTAGCGACTGAATACGCTGAGTCGTTCACCAATCGAGTCTGGTCTACAGGTTCGAAGACGGTTTACTTCGATGCGTTTCCGCTACGCGGTAGTCGTAACAAGCTTGGTTTGTACTTGCCTGGAGGCAAGATCAGCGGCATCACATCTGTAACTTACTATGACTCGGACTATGCCCAGCAGACGCTGGCGAGCTCCTTGTATCGCTTAGTAGGCGCTACAGATTTGGCTTACCTTTACCCCGCAATGGGTGAGGTCTGGCCTACCGATGTCGCTGATGAACCAAAGCATGTTGCGGTGACTTACGCGCTAGATGGTTCAGTTTCTGTTCCAGCTTCCGTCAAGCAAGCTATCTTGCTGGTTATGGGATCACTGTATGAGTACCGTGAAGACGGCATTATTGATAATGCTGGTTTGGCGCTTGTGAAAGCCCCAAAAGGTGCTGATGACCTTCTCTCTCCATACCGACTACGCATAGCGTAAGGGGGGACAATGAGAGCAGGTTCACTGAGGCATACAGCAACTATCTATCAACGTGCAACTTCACCTGATGCCTACGGAGCTCTTGACCACACCATGACTGCTGATTCTGTCACTCACAAGTGCAGTATCAAACAACGAACTTTTAGAGAGCGTGCAGAAAATGGTCAGTTAATGAGTCGGATCGAGTTCGAGCTACAGTTCCGCTATAGCCCCGAACTTGAGCTGTTAAATCCCGGCGCTCAAATCAGCGTTGCTGGTCGCTTGCTTGAGGTTCTGAGTAGTTCAGACCCAAAGGGTAAACGTCAGAACGTGGTGATCTATGCGGAGGACGTCAGATGATTGACCAGTCCCTCCGTACTTACATCCTTGGTGATTCAACCATCACTTCAAAAATAGCTACTAACGGCGTCTACCCACAACGGCTACCGCAGGAAGTCGACAAGCCTTGCATCGTTTATACGGTTCAAGACGGAATCGAAAGCCTGGTCGCTGGGGGTGTGTCGGCGTTACGTCGTTATCAAGTTGACCTGACAGTCTTCGCAGAGAAGTACAGCGATATGCGTGAGATTACTCAAGCAGTCGTAGCTTCTATGAACGGCCTGTCTACAACGCAAAGTGGTGACCTAATCCAGGGGTGCCGTATCCACAACATCGTCAATGATTTTGAGGAAACCCTTCAACTATATACATCAACCTTAGACCTAGTCTTAATCGTTAAGGAGAGTTAGCGCAATGGCAGCAATTCAAGCGCCCTTCACAGGGCAAGAAACAAAGCTGTATGCGAAAGCGAGTGCTCATACACTCGCCAGCCTCGTTTCTGGTGACTTAGTCGGTGAAGTTCAGAACATCGGAGACATGGAGCTCTCCGCGAACGTAATCGAAGTCAGCAAATACGGGTCAGCATACAAAGGTAAACTGGTAGGCCAGAAAGACAGCGGCACAATTGATATTAGTCTTAACTGGGTTCCAGACTCGTCTACACAATCAGCACAAGCATTGATGCAGTCGTCTTACTCATCAGGCGCGAAGGTCTACTTCGTTGTCGTATGGGCAGACGCTGGCTCAGGCTTAGCTGCATGTGAGTTTAGCGGGTATGTCCAAAGTTACAGCATCAGCCAGCCACTGGAAGATGTAGTCACAGTCAACGTCAGCATCAACATTGATGGTGCGGTTACGTTCGACACTGACGGTACTTTAGGCAGTTAAATATAGCGGGACACTCTTAGCGGGGTGTCTCGTTTTTTTTGGTCAGGAGGAGATAACAGATGGCACTAAGTAGAGATCAGATTTTAGGAGCGGTTGACTTTAACTTTGTCGACGTTGACGTCCCTGAGTGGGGTGGAAGCGTCCGCTTAAGAGGTTTGTCGGCAGCAGAGCGTGATGAGTTTGAGGCAAGCCTTGGTGTTAGCCAGAACTTAGTCAACATGCGCGCACGGCTTGTAGTGAACTGCCTGGTCGATGAGAACGGCGACAAGCTGTTCAAGTCCAGCGAGGCAAAAGAGCTAGGTAAGAAGAACGGCCAGGTAATCAACATGCTGTTCGATGAGGTCAGAAAGCTGTCAGGTATGGCAGACGAAGACTTAGGAATCGCCGAGGGAAACTAAAAGACCCAGTGCGGCGATTTAAGTTTCGCCTGGCACTCGCATTGGGTATGACCGTCAGGCAGCTAGAGACACAGATAGAAAGCTCTGAGTTATTAGAGTGGATGGTGTTCTTTGGTCTTGAGCCCTGGGGGTCTGTCCGCGAGGACTATAGAGCTGGGCTTATCACCGCAACGCTTGTAAACGTCAACGGCGGCAAGAAAGGCGGTAAGCCCGCTCAACCCGACGATTTTTTTACGCTTTACAGTCGACACAGCAACAGACGACAAAGCAACCAACAACAGATGAACATCTTTAAACGGATTGCGGAGTTCCAAAATGGCTAGAGACTTTAGAGAGGTAAAGCGTCGTGGCGGTATCTACACAGAGTTTACTGTCGACGGCCTCAGCGCTATAGAAAAAGAGTTTATGAGAATGGAGAAGGAGCTTCGTACTCAGGAAGGTAAAAACGCCATGACCTCCACCATGAAGCCCGTCATGGCAAACGTCAAAGGCAACATCCGACGACAAGGATTAACAGACACAGAGTCCCTGCATCGGTCAGGGAGAATCACCAATGGACATGTGAAGCCGCAAGACTTGGTCTGTGATGTCCGGTTCGGAACTGACAGGCGCGGCAGTTATAAACGTAATGCGCGAGCTACAGCGAACAAGAAAGGTGATCGCAAACCGGCATACGCTTTGCAGAACGAATTCGGAACAAAGGACAGCGCCTTCGGCCCGACAAAGGAACGACCGTTTATGCGTCCAGCATTTGACGGTAAAGAAGTGCAGATAGCAGAGAGACTAAAACAAAGACTAAAGAATCGAATTATCAGATTCAAACTACCGTAAGAGGCTTACGACATGGCTACTTCAGTACTAAGAACGCTCGCAATACGCTTGCGGATGAACTCAGCGGCCTTTCGTAAAGACGTTGACCAGGTAGACAAGCGCTTTAGAAAAATGACGTCGAGTATGCGTCGTAGCTCTATGCAGTTCCAGAATAGCCTGGGACAGCTAGGAGTCACGCTTGCCAGCGGCTTTGGTATGGCGGCAGTCGCTAACGCAGCAGATGAAATGACCAACCTGCGTAACAAGATGAAAGCGACATTTGAGACAAGCCGTGAAGTTGCCATAGGCATGAATCAAATACGATCAATCGCCAAGGCATCGCGCTCAGACCTATCAAGCGTCGGTACGCTTTATCAGCGTATTGCTGTATCTACAAAACACCTGGGAACAACGCAAAGAGAAGTAGCAGACGTTACTGAGGTCATCACGAACTCATTCTTGATGTCAGGCACAACGGCATCAGAAGCGGCTAACTCAGCACGCCAATTTGCCCAGGGTTTAGCCAGTTCTGCTCTTAGGGGAGATGAGTTCAGGAGCGTCAGCGAGAATAACGTCGTACTAACAAACATGCTGGCCGATGGTCTAAACATGACGGTCGGCGAGCTTCGTAAGTTTAGTCACGAGGGCGGTCTTACCGCAGAACGTATACTACCGATACTACGTGGCGAGCTAGAGGGAACACGGGAAGCCATCTCGAATATGGACGTGACACTTTCCCAGGCTAGAACATTATTCAACAACTCCTTTACCGAGATGGTTGACCGAGTCAACTCAGCGTTTAACGTCACCAATAAACTCGCAGTTGTAATTAAAACGCTTTCGGAAAACATACACATCGTAACCGTTGCCGCAGCAGGGTTAGCCAGCGTATTGATGGTCAACGTGGTTCGAGGGTTTCTCGCTTGGATTGCTGTGTCTACTTTCACAACTGTCACGGCGATTGGCGGCTTACTTAGCGCTGTCATTGGCTTAACGTCATTCTTAGTTCGCGGCTTTGTAGCCGGGTTAGCCGCAGCAACCAGCGCGATTGTTAGGTTTAGCATAGCGCTATTGGCTAACCCAATCGGCCTGATTGTGACCGGAGTTGTAGCGCTTGGCGCTGCTTTGGTTTACGCACAGGAACGCTTTGCCATACTTGAAAACGGGCTGGCGCTCTTTGACAAGATGAAGACGATTGTGGGTGCCACAGTCGATGTCATAAAAGCTGAGTTTGAAAAAGCGCTTTTGAACATCGAAATCTTCTTTGCAGGTATTCGCAAGAAAATCGCCGACGTGCTGTTTGATCTAGGCGCGGACACTCTTGCCAACGGTATCCTGCCGGATGAAGGCGTTGGCGTACTTGTCGCTCGAATGAACAGCGTAGCTGCTGCGTCAGAGGCCGCTAGTGCTCGCATGAAAGCAGCCTTTGCTGAGCCTTTCACTGTTATAAGTGGCGACGACGGTGCTTCTCCAGTTGACGCTATCAAAAACAAAGTAGCAGAAATGATGTCAGCTTTAGGTGTGGGCGATGAGGGCCAAGGCGGCGGCATGGGCGGTATGTTCACTGGCATTGTTGAGAGCTTCAACTCAATGGGCGATACCGTCATGACCAAGATGGCCGAGATGTTCCCCGGCCTAGTCAAGTTCTGGCAAGTGCTTAAAGGGGGCAACC